AGGTCTCTGGCACTCTGGATACTGTTAATAAAGCAGGCAGAAAATCTGAAAAAGCTTATCAATTAGCTAAGGCATCACAGGAGCTAAAGCGAGACCTAGAGACAATCATGTTGGCTAATCAAGGTCGAGATCAAGGTTCGTCTAACTCTACAGCACGTAAGATGGGTTCATTGCTGTCGTGGATTAAGACTAACTCAGATGTTGGTGCTACTGGTGCTGATCCTACTACTATCGGCGTATCAACACGTTCTGACGGTACTCAGCGTACATTTACTGAGGCATTGTTAAAGACTGTTGTAGCTGAGGTATTTGATTCGGGTGGTATGCCTACTGTTCTGATGGTTGGTTCGTCTGGTAAGCAAAAGGTATCGTCGTTTTCTGGTATCGGTGCAACACGCTTTAACGTAACTGGTGCTAAGCCTTCGACAATTATCGGTGCTGCTGACATTTACGTTAGCGACTTCGGTAACTTGGCGGTTGTTCCTAACCGTTTCATGCGTACTCGTGATGCTTTGGTACTTGATCCAGAATACGCAGCAGTAGCGTATCTGCGTCCATTCCAGACTAACGAGCTTGCTAAGGCAGGCGATAGTGATAAGACACAACTGCTCGTCGAATGTACGTTGGAGATAAAAAACGAGGCTGCACATGGCATCGTAGCTGACTTAAATATGGCTCTGTAATTGACTATGTTCCCCTGGGCTTCGGCTCAGGGGATTAACTGAAAGGACTCCTTAGTGAACTTTCGTAATTCGGTAGTACATGCGGACGGTGATGGCGGTATCATCATTGAGACTAAACAAGACGTAACAGATATTCTTGAAAGGAATAAGGTTCTCCTAGAGATAGATAAAGCCAGACAGAAAGCTCCTGATGAATTGCATTTAGTGGCATCTATTCCGTTTACGGTGATAGACGAACTAAACAAGATGGGAGTTATGAGAGGGTTTACCGTGTTAGACCAAAAGGCTCTAAATGCGTGGTTAAATAAACCTGAGAATGAAGTCTGGAAAACGTATCGAGGAAAACTTTAATGTCTGCCAAGAAGAAGAAAAAAGGTTTAACGGTAGGTGTATGTGTACCTGCTAGAGATGAAGTTCATACAGGGTTTGCGTTTGACTTCGCTAAGATGGTTGGTCACGATGTTAAGTTTCGTTGTGGTAACGATGACAACGGACTGAAGTTATACACAATGGCGGGTACTCTGATATTCGACCAGAGAGAAGGATTAGTAAAGGCTGCATTATCTGAAGGTTGTGATGTGGTTTTGTTTATTGATTCTGATATGCGGTTTCCTAGCGACATTATCAGCATTATGCTGAGTCGTGATGTACCGATATTAGGAGTTAATGCAGTAACACGTAGAAAGCCTGTTTTAAGTACGGCTCTTAACTTAGAATTAACTAAGGATGAGGAGACAGGTGAGATTAAAAAGACTCGTTGGTTGAAGGTTGATTCTCGCGGCAAAGAAGGTATCGAGCAGGTAACGGCGGTAGGTTTTGGTGTAACGATGATCCGCAAGGAAGTATTTGAAAAGCTAAAGACTCCGTGGTTTGATGCTCAATGGAGTCCTAGAGGGATCATAGGCGAAGATGTATTTTTTTGCTTAAAGGCATTAGACGAGGGTATTCCGACGTATGTGGATCACGATTTAAGTAAGTATATCGGACACATAGGAACACACGAATACCGATGGGAAGATGTTGGCGAAACGGCTATATCAGATCATAACGCAGGGAAATAATTATGGCATTGACGGATTACAGTTCGCTAAAGACTTCGGTAGCAAATTATCTGGCTCGTAGTGATTTAACGACTCAGATACCGGACTTTATCCGTCTTGCTGAAGAAAGGCTCGCTAGAGACCTTAGAACACGCAAGATGCTCGTCGTAGCTCGTGCTAATACCACAGCAGGGGATTCGACTGTTGGCTTGCCTACGGACTTCCTAGAGATGCGTGATATGCATTTAAGGACTACGCCGGTTCAATCGCTAACGTATTACTCTCCTAATGCGTTTTATGCTGGCTCAAGAACGACTGATTCGGGTCAGCCATTAGATTACACAATTCTAGCGAGTGAGATTCAATTCGCTCCTATTCCAGACACAGCTTATAGCGTTCAGATGTTGTATTACGCTAAGCCTCAATACCTGTCTGATACAAACATAACCAATTCATTCATGGCTAATTATCCTGATGCTCTGCTTTATGCGGCACTAGGTGAGGCTGAACCGTATTTAATGAATGATGCAAGGCTACAAACATGGGCAGCTTTATATGATCGCTCTGTTTTAGCAATTAATACTGCCGACCAGTCTAGCGAGTATGGCGGTCAACCAATGTCAATGTCTTATACGAGGTAAATCATGGCTGAAATGTCGAATTATTTAGAGAATGCGCTTATTAACGCTACTCTGCGAAATACTGGCTACACGAGTCCTACAACGACTTATCTAGCGTTATATACGTCTGATCCTACTGATGCTGATACAGGCACAGAGATTACAGGCGGCTCTTACGTTCGTCAGGCTATTACGATGGGTGCTCCTAGTAATGGCACGTCAACGAATAGTTCTGCGATTGAGTTCCCACAAGCGACTGCTGACTGGGGTGTTATCTCTTACGTAGGTATTCGTGATGCGGTAACTAGCGGCAATCTACTGTTTCATACAGCGTTAGATGCAGCTAAGACGATTAATAACGGTGACGTATTTAAGATCACAGCGAGTAATCTTAGCGTTCAACTTTCGTAAGGGGTAATTAAATGTCAACAATTACTCTACGTAGCGTTAAAGGTTCGGCTCTTAGTTTTACTGAGGTTGACAATAACTTTACTAATCTCAATACAGATAAATTAGAAGGTGTTACTACTAGCGTTGACGGTGAATTAACGCTATGGAGCAGCACTACTGGTAAGGTTCTCAAACGAGCAACTATCACAGGTTTAGTTAAGGCTACGGCTGGTGTAGCGACTACTGCGACTGCTGGTACTGATTATGTGGCTCCTAGTGGTGCGTTAGGCACTCCGAGTTCAGGCACTCTGACGAACTGTACTGTCGATGGTACTAACCCTATTGGCTATCGTGATGTGCCTCCTGTGGGCGCTAAAACGACTTCCTACACGCTTCAAACTGCTGATGTAGGCAAGTATGTCGAGGTAGGCTCTGGTGGCTCTATAACGATTCCTGATGCGACATTTGCTGCTGGCGATATTGTGAGTATTTTTAACAATACGACTGGTGCTGTTACTTGTACGTGTTCAATCACTACTGCTTATATTGCAGGAACAGATACAGATAAGGCAACTGTTTCATTATCGACAAGAGGTGTTGCTACTGTGTTATTTAATAGCGGAACTGTCTGCGTTATTACTGGCAATGTCAGTTAAAGGAACATTATGAGTGGAATTGTTGGGATGTTGCTTGCTAGAGCAATGGGTGGTGCAAATATCACCGTCATTCAGCGTTTCCTTGCGTCTGGTACGTGGACTGCACCGACAGGTGTAACGTCTGTTGATTACCTTGTAGTAGCGGCTGGTGGTGGTGGAGCGAGTTCTGGCGGTTCTGGTGGTGGTGGCGGTGGAGCAGGTGGTTTCCGTACTGGCACAGCATTAAGTGTTACAGGAGGAACAGAATATACCGTTACCGTTGGCGCTGGTGGAGCTGGAGGACTTTCTTTTGCAAACAATGGCTCAAGCGGTGGGAATTCAATATTTAGTTCAATTACGTCTGCTGGTGGTGGTGGTGGTGCGACAGCTGATACAAATGGAGTAAATGGTGGTTCTGGTGGCGGTGGAGGTGGGAATTCCGCAACTACAGGAGGAACAGGAAATACTCCTAGTACAACTCCATCTCAAGGAAGCAACGGAGGAGGTGGTCTTGTTGGAAGCACTATTGCTCGTCCAGCAGGGGGTGGTGGTGGAGCATCTGCTGTAGGGTCAAATGCAAGCCCTTCTCCAAGTTGGAGTGCTGGTAATGGTGGCAATGGAACCGCATCTAGTATTTCTGGTTCATCAGTTACTTATGCTGGCGGTGGAGGCGGGGGAACTGGAACAAATTCTACAGCCGCAGGTACGGGTGGAACTGGCGGCGGCGGTAACGGAGTAAAAAGTAGCACTAATGCTAGCGACGGAACTGCAAATACTGGTGGTGGCGGTGGTGGAAGCGGAACTCTTACGGGTAGCGATTCAGGAAATGGTGGTACTGGTGGCTCTGGCATAGTCATCCTTAAATACTTAGTAGCATCACAAACAATCTTTACGTTTAAATCATCGGCTACATGGGTATGCCCTACTGGTGTGACTAGTGTGGATTATTTAGTCGTGGCTGGTGGTGCAAGCGGCGGTACAGGATTAGGTGGTGGAGGTGGTGCGGGTGGTTTTAGAACTGGTACTTCTTTATCAGTAACAGCAGGAACAGAATATACGGTAAC